GGCGGACTTATTAGATATACAGTCGGACTTTAATTGAGTATCAATGGAAAATATGCTGGACTCCATAGAAAATACTAGCGGTCTTCAGGTGAGTATCGGGGGTATCGAAAACGCGTAATAATCAATGTACCAACATTTATACCGTCTTTATCAATTCGAGTTATTCCAGAGTATAGTTCTTTGGGATGTGGAGACCAGTCTGTTGCTTTGTTTCCAATCTCAATTTTTAATCGTCTAATGGTAGGTATCTTTCCGCTTGAATAAACACCATAAAAAGACCAGTCCGCCCAACCTGCACTTCCTGTCTTTACTGGTGTAAGTGTATAACTAAATCTTTGAAATTCATTAGTTGCAGGGAAATACAGGTAGTTAATGTTATAGTCTCCAAGCGCATAAACAGCTATATCGCCAGCTATAGCAGACTTCAAATCAAAGCTGAATGTAAGTTCTTTTCCTGGATGGGCTTCTAATATTTCATAAATACGAACTCCAATATATTCTGAAGTACTTGTTCTCTCTCTTTCACTATCTTCAAGTAGATTTGTGGCACCTACATCGATCATTTCAAATAGTACCTGCTTTGCATCTACGCTAAGCTTGTCGGACTCAATTGTTCCCGTCTTAACGATTGCTGCATCGAGCTCACCCGATGTGATGAAGCTGGCATTAATCTTGCCATCCATGGTCATTGCAATTCCATAAGGCCCATTAATTGCCCCTGGTCCAGAGCTATATCCTAGACCATTGATGTTCCATCGCCAAACCTGTGTTGCTGTTGCCGGATCCTCGGTATCCATGATGAGAATCTCGCCATTGCGCTTTAGCACATAACCACCAAGAGCAGTTGTTATTAGCGAAGTTGCGTTTAGTATTGCTGCGTTTAAATCTGAGTTGTTCCTCTCCACAGTCTGGGCTAAGGTTTTCTGGACATCAGAAATCTCTGCAATTCTCCCTAATATTCTTTCCTGGAAGTCACCAATTTCAACCTTTGATGTTCCGCCAAGAAGCAGGTCCTTCTCAATACTTATGACTCTGGATTTATGGTCTATACCTAGGTCAGTATGTTTGCAGGTTACTGTATCCCCTAAAGCTACCTTAACTAAGTTCTTGAAGTTTCTGTATTCCTCGGTATTTTCCAGGTTTAACATATCCACTTTGATATTAGTGTCTGGGAGGTCGCACTTTGTATCGGTGAAGTATGAAGTAGCTGCCTCTCTAAGCTGTATAATCGCCTCTCCTTCTGTAGTCTCATCATCTATGCCGATTTCAAACTCCACTTCCTTAATCCTAGGAAAGCCATAAGATCCAACGTATGGACTATCCACATAGATCTCAGGGAGTTCTAGTCCTTCTTTACCTTTAGGCCGAATCCTGGTTACTAGTGCTTCGTAATCTTCCGTTACTTCAACATCTAGAATGTTCTTCCTATACGAGATGGTCACTCCGTTGTCCTGTCCTCTTTGGGTAAGAATAGAAATTAGCCATCCATCAAGCTTCAGCTCTCCATTCCATCTTGTAATTATACTGTCGTTGCCCATGATGCAGTCAGCAATATTCCTATTGATGAAGTACTGAGTCGCTGGTGTTGAAATATCCGAGAAAGCCGTAAATGGATGCAAATAATTAGCTGCCCCAAGAACATCTTCCAGGGCAGCTTGAGCTCCTTTATTAGTTGGTCTAATGTCTCTGACCTCATTATAGATAAGGTCCCAAAACACGTGACGCGTATACACGTAGAGGCTAGCCATTCCTTTTCTAGTCCTATGTATCCTGAAGGGTTGGCCATCAGCATGGATTATCCGACCCTCTATGATTTCCTTCCATTTCCCAGTAGTATCGTATATAGCTTCAAATTCAGCACTGTAAAGACCGTTTAGGACTTCTTTAGTGGTAGCCTTAATAAGGTTATTCAGTAATGTAATTCCGTTGGATGTGAAGGTTGTTGCATCTTTTTCAAATAGCCTGATCAAACCTCCACCTCCTACAGATTTCGCCAGTTAGGCACTATCTCAAGCTTTGTCACAGTTCCTGTCCATGAAATTGAATTTGTGCCAGGATTGAGTATTGGAAACTCTCCCTGCATGTCATTATTCTTTCCGAGAAGGTCCTTATATGATTCCTCGGTTTCGCTGTTCAGAGTAACGTAGTCCGCAACATTTGTTAGGATCACATTCTTAGAATTCACTTTCAGCGTAATGCTTCCCGAACCATATATTGTGATTAATGGCCTTGAAGCAGCAGTACCAGGATTCACAAAATCCCCCTGGACTGTGATAGTCTGGAGCATCAATCCACTCTCAAGATACCCATAAGGCTGGCATGCGAACTTTAACTTTGCTGTTCTTAGGTATATGAGCTTCTTGAAGTCAATTGGTCCACTTAACCTCGCCTTGTAAAACACATCCGGTTCACTTGATAGAATTAGATTTCCTTCACCCCTTAGCCAGGTCTTGATTTCGTTCAACATGCTAAGGTCCTTCAAAGTGATTTCAAGTTCTTTCTCAATAGGCGAAAGGCTCCCGAAGGATTGGAATAAAAATCCATCCCTACCAGGAACCTTAAGAAATTCCCCATCTTCCTTTGCTTCCTGAAGTGGAGGGAGGGTATTCACAACAATGGAATAGTCTCTTGAATCTTGTCCTTTGAATTCAAAGTATGATCCCATCAGTATGCTCCTCCTCTCGATAGCCTCTCATCTGCCAAACTTCTTGTCATCAACTCATCAAAATAGTTATATAGTCCACTTGTAAGCTTCCTTCCATCAAGGTACACATCAACTTTCTTCTCAGCTATCTGTCGAAGTAAATAGATCATCTCCCTGAACTCGTCCCCTTTACCCATACTTAGTGACCTCATCGCATCTGCCATAATAGGCACAATTCGATTTAGTGGCAGTATAGCCTCACCACCGGTGCCTGATTCTCCTCCAGCGAGGAATGATGTCCCATCGAATCCGAATATTGTAGGATCCAGCATAAGTCCACCTTCTCTGTACCACTTGATCCCAAAGGTTGGTACTTGTGGTGGTGCAAGACTGAATTTCCCTTCTATCTCAAAGTGTGGGAGCTTGATCTGAGGCAGCTTGAATTCAGGCAGCTTTAAATTCTTGAAGAAACCGACTATGGCGTCAATTGCTGATTTCACAGCGTCTCTTGCCTTGTTAATCGAGCTTGATACAGTACTTGTAACTCCATTCCACACACTAATTCCAGTTGCCTTTACAGTGTCCCAATTCTGATATAGAAGCACTCCTATAGCTATGAGACCGCCGATTGCAGCAACTGCTATTCCTATAGGTCCGGTTACAATTGCTAGAACTCCGCCCGCTGCTGAAATTGCCCCTGAAACCGCACTAAAGGCCGACACAGCGGCACCCACTATTGATACGACCTTGCCTATGACAAGGATCACAGGCCCCACAGCCGCAGCCACAAGAGCAACCTTCACAATGGTTTCCTGTTGCTCTTTAGTTAGTCCCTGGAAGCTATCCATCAGTGGCTTAACTACTCCGATCAGGCTTTCAAGGATTGGGATAAGGATCTGACCGAATTGAATTCCTATCTGCTCCGCCTGTTCTTTCATCGCCCTTATCTTATTGGTCGGGCTGTCCATGGTCCTCGCCAGGTCTCCCTGGGCATTCTTTGTTGAATCAAGGATCACACCATACCTGGCCTGTACCTTTTGAGCTTCAGTAAGCTCAGCACCTTGCTCGGCTATTCCATGGGTGTAGGCATACGTCTTCATTGTATTGTCAGTAACTAGTATTCCAAGAGCTTTAAGCGGTTCAGCCTCTCCAGTTATACCAGCTCGAAGTTTATTGAATGCTTCATCCGGATTAAGGTTATAAAATGAAGCCATGTCATAAGCTAGTGTTGTTAGTCCTTCAGACATATTTAGTGACTCATCTGAAGCCAATCCCATGGACGAAAGCATAGAATTGTATGTTGCAACATTGCTCCTCACGTTGTATGCGTTAAGGCCAAGGGCTTTTGACATCTCTTCAGACCACCCTCTAGCTTCACCAGCAAGTCCACCCATAGATACTTCGAATAGGTTCTCTGATTCAATCGCATCCATAGCCATCTTAGTTGCAGCTGTTCCTATTCCTAGGATTGGAAGTGACACAGCTGTTGATAGGTTTTTCCCCACAGACTGCATCTTCTCTCCAACTGCTTTCATCTTGTCGCCGGCCTTATCCAAGGCTTCAGACAAAGTGTTCCAGACAGATGTTTTCTTCTTTAGCTCCTCAGATGTATCTTTCAGCTCCTGCTGCATCTTGCTAAGCTCTGCATTTGCATAGTTTAGCTTTATCTTTAGGTTCTCAGACGCCTTGGAGTCTTCACCTTTCTTCTCCACACTCTCTTGGTAACTCTTGGAGAGAGCTTCGACTTTACCCTTCTGTATCTCAATCTGTTGATTAAGGCTGTCTGCCTTTAGCTTCAATCCTTCCGCTGACTTTCCAAAGTCTCCAAGTTTTGCACTGGCTGCGGTAAATTCGCTCTGCACAAGCTTCAAGCTTCTCTGTATCTTATTGACTCCTTCCTGGAACCCTGTATCATCAAGACCGATTCTTGCTACTACTGTACTACTTCCTCCAGCCAAATTTACCACCTCCCTTACAATGGAATGTTGTCTATCGTGTCAACTCTATCGTCATCAATGCCATTAACCGCTTTATGGATTCTAAACATACCATGAAGCTTTCTTGGAGTTGAATTCCAGAACTGCTCTTCAGTCATCTTGAGGATCACAGTCCCCAAATAGAACAGCCACTCCCAATCCCAATCTATGGAACCTGAGTGGCTGTCACTTCCCCCGAGGTTTCTTCAACCTCAGGCATTGCTATACTTAATGCTTTATTGATCACCGTTCCGAGCCTTTCAAGATCATCTAAGCCAAGAAGTGAACCAATGACTTTCAATGTTGCCGAATCATCCTCGACCTTTACTGCTGAATACACCAGGGCCCTCACTGCCCTTATCTTCATCCGTTGGAGATCATCGAAGGCCTTGTTTAAGTCACCATAAATCTCTTCCAGCTCACAGAATGTATTTAGGTTGAACTTCAATTCATACTCTTTCTCTCCAAGTGTAAACTTGATACCTTTGTCCTTTATATTATTTCCCTTCATAGTAACCCCTCAAAATAAAAAGATCATCCGAAAATGATCTTTTATTATCGTTATATTTTATTTTTTATTTTTTATCTTCTAAGGCTTCGTCTCTTAGCTGGCTATTTTTCTTCATTTCCACTAACTTTAATACATTAACCATTGGGAAGTTAATTGGTCTACCAAATCCAGACAATGCAGTTACTGTAGTAATGTACGCTCTACTTAGCTGCATTAGTGTGGTAAGGCCGTTAATTTCAAGCATTCTAGTGAACTTTTCAGTATCTAGCTCTTTTGCATCAACACTAAAATAACCCGTCATAGTCATCTTTATTGAGAACACAGACTTATTATCATGCTTTCCATCTACTCGCAACTTCAAATCTACTTGAGCAGAATGGCTCTCATCAACCGACTTTATTTTAGAAATCTTGTAATCTGCCCCAATGCTCACATTTACGGAGCTAATAGGAACAAGTAGCTCTTTCTGAGATAAAGTAAAGCTTGTTACACTGTTTCGGTCAATCCTAAATGGCGATATAAATTCACTCATGATGCTAATCCTATACAATTATATGCATATGAGTCAAATTCATTAGTTTGAGTCATGTAATTATACCCTGATTTTTCAGTATGTGAGTTAATATTGACATTAAAATCCCAATCTAACTTTTGGCATATCTCAAAAAGAAATTTAATAGTTGGATTATAATCTCCACTTTCAAGCTTTGAAACCATTGCTTGAGTAATTCCTAGTATCTTAGCAAGTTCCTTCTGTGAAATATCTTTTGCAACTCTATATTTTATAAATTCACTTGCAATATCAACTAGTAATAACTCAACTTCGATTTCTCTTCTAAATACATCATCCTCCTTATCAAAGAAGCTATTTGCTTCAACTAATAATTCCTTGTTAATCATGTTATTTCCTCCTTGCAGTACCCTTGTCTATTTCCTCGACTCTATCATTTGCTAACTTAATTGCAGCTCGATAATCTTCTTTATCCTTTTCTTGGAAACAAGTCAACAGGATTGCAATATCTCGAGTATCAGTGGATTTAAAAACAAAGAGAATTCGGATATTCTTCTCACCTTTCAGTTTCATCGAATATAATCCATTAGCACTCTTAAGTTTTTCAAATATCTTTGAAGCATGAATACAATTAGTTTTCAAATGTTCTAGAAAACGAATCGCTTTCGCGTATTCAGTAGAAAACTTAGCAACATAACCACTCTTCTCTAATAATTCTCTTAGTTCATCGTTGAAAAGACTATACACAAATACATAATTAGATTTATTCGCTTCTGGATATTCAATTTTTTGAAATTTTATAATTCCATGCTCCATAGGTAATAATCCTACCCACTTATAATATTATACAACTTATAAGTTATATTTTCAACGATTTTGAAAACAAAACTTGTGTACATATTCATTATATCACATTGAATATTAACATTATCTGAATATATGAACTTTTTGAATATTAGACCTATTGTATGACATATGTTTAAGCTAAATCGGAGTTGGCTCTGCAGGAACTCCTGTAAACCATCCAGAGATTATTGGTAAATCCGCTCCTACTTCGTCCTCATCTGCTATGAACCTGTAGTTTCCATCGAAATCCCTAGCAAAGAATATGCCTTTAAGCTTGGAGCTTTTTGGTGCAGGCTTTCCTGCTTCAGTATCAAATTCGTCAGATGTCAGCTCGAACTTTCCCTTCAGAAGCCACACGAACCTGTACTTTCCATTTGCTTTCTTGGATTTGAAACCCATGGCAATAGTTGGTGGTAGGTCATCCTTACTTTCAATTAGCACTCCCTTTACCACCTTTGCACCCTGTAGTGTGGCCCTGCTAGTCAATGAAAGCTGGTTCAGTTCAATTTCAACCTCAACACTGTCGAAAGCTGAAATGACATCTTCGACAATATCGTCAGAGTATATATTCTCTGAGTTTACCTTAGGTGATATCTTTGCACTTACTGCTCTCTCGAGCTTTTCAGGTGTTCCGTAAGTGGCTCCAGTGTCATCGTCCTTTGTTATAGTTGCTATGTGAATGTCTTTAAGTCCAATCTGTCTAGGCATTTTATCCCTCTCTTTCTTCTATGTAGTAGTACCTCAACGCCTTGTGGTAAATCCCTGTGTCCGGTTCAAAGAGATCAGCTTCATCTATTCGAGTGAATCCAGCATTCTTCATCTGATTCTTTACTTGAATTACAATGACTTCGTAATCTGTCTTTGACCATATATCAACCTGGAAATATCTACCCGTCAGGCTTTCCTCGTCATCGTCATAAGCTTCCCCAGTTTGGTAGTATTCATGGAATGTTATGTATTGACTCGCTGCTCCTGAATGCTTCTGGAATTTTACTGGGAGCCCAAGTGGAGTCAATGTTTCTAATATCTTCTTATTCAAATTCCTTAAGCCCCCTTTCCAATTCCTCTTTTATCACAGTGTTGATATCTCTTTGGTTTTCTTTAAGTGACTTCTCAGCCCAATGCTGGGCAGGTATCTTTGATGTACCGTACTCTGTAAACTTAGAGTAATAGAACTCTGATGCATCATCCTTAGTAGGACCGATATTCACAAAATCAATTCCATCAACCTTCTCTTTCTTTGATACCTTGATATGGTCAGCCATGTGCTTTTTAGTGTCCTTGGATCTGGGTGCTTTCTCTTCCATGCTTTTCTTAACCATGTCGCCTGCCTTACTTAAAACATTTTTCTTAATGGCCTCACCCTTATCGCCAAGCTTATTCACCTTATCAATTAGCTCCTGCATTCCCTCAAGATTAATTCTAGCCAATAGAGTCCACCTCCTTGGCTCGTATCTCAATATACTCATTTCGGTACTTGATATTATCAATGGAGGTTATGTTGTAGCCCTTATCCTGGAAAATGATCTGCATTGACTGGTCCAGACCACTAATGTATCTTATTGTAAACTTTACAGTATTCGCTGACTGGACTGCCTTAGCCGCAAAGAACTCGCTTCCATGCAGGTTAGAAACCTTTGCCCACACTTCGTTTACTACTTCAGGGCTTTCAACCTCGTACCCATTCTCATTTGTTGTTATTGCTATTCTCTGAATCGTAATGCGATGTCTCATTTCGCCAATTGTCATACCTACCACCCGTCTTTCCGGTATGGTGAAAGAAGTCCAATCATGACTCCAATGACTTCCTTCATATTCAAGTCTTCTCTTTTCTCATAAAGATTTGCTATGCAGTAAAGATCTGCCTGTCTCACAGATTCAGGAGTTGTAACAAATTCAGATAATGAGAATCTCAATATGTTCTCACACAGTTCCTCACTGGTACTAATAAAAGAGGAGATGAGTGCATTGTCCTCATCCCCGTCTACTTTCAAATAAAGTTTTGCTTCTTCGACAGTAACCAACACACTCACCTCCCTATACTATGAAGTCTTCATGAGACCTGCAGCCTTAAGTTTTGCGATCAGCGTATTAAGGTCTACAACTACTGCTGCTACTGTGGAAGCTACGCTGTCAGCCTGCAATGTTGCAGGCTTCATTTCACTTCCAGAGAAAGAGAGCTTCCCACCAGTTACGATGTCAAGTTCTCCTCCTATTACTGTCTTCTCTCCACCCTGCTCGGAATAGTTCTTAACGTTACTCATATTCATTCACCTACACTTTCTGCTGGAGGACCTTAATAGCCTCTGGTAGTATGAGCTTTCCATCTACCCTCTGTGTAGCCTTGAACCCTACCTGACCTGTTGCAGCGTAGAGCTCATTCAGCCTCTGGAAGGATCTACCCTGCCTGTCTGCAACCCAGTAGTATCCAAAGTCACCAAAAGCTATGCTTTTTGCAGTTGATGCTATTGTGGGCACATAGGCTGAAGTCTTAACTGGCCTGTTGAGTATGGTGTCCGGTGTCCCAGCAGTTATTGATGGTGTCCAGATGTACTGACCACTTCCATCCTTCAGCTTCCTTATTGCTTTTACCGTCGCATCGTTCATAACGAAGGTGGCGTTCTTCCTGTACGGTGACTTCAAACTGTAAAAAAGATCCATAACCTCGTCCACAGTAATGGCTGTAGCTGAAGCTGCAGTTACTCCAAGAGTTGCTCCACCTGTTGCATTGAATATCCCTGTAGGCTTACCGGTACCATCTCCAATGAAGAAGGCTTCCTCTTCCTTAGCTCCTATTCTCCTGGCAAATTCCTTGGCTATATAGCTCTCCAGGTTAAACACGCTGTCGTTTAGGAGTTCTTCCGAAACCTTGATCATAGTCGCCAGCTTATAGGCTCCTATTGAAACAAGCCCGAATGAATCATCGGATTCAGGGATCGGTGCTTCCTCATCAACCCAGGACGCAGTGCCTTTAGTTGCGACCACAGGTATCTTCCTGTCACCTGAGGATGTTGATATTATCTTCGCCAAGCTTCTGAACAAGTTCT